TTGTATTACCTTGAGATATGATAGGATGGCGGTTATTATATACATCTGTCCAATAAGCCTGAATTGTAAAGTTTTTTATAGGCGGCCCCGATTTTAATGATACTAGCCGATTTTGAGCAATAGAAGAGGTTGTATATTGTATTATATTCCGATTCTCACCAAATGCATCTGCATCAACTTGAACATCAAAGAATATAGGTAATTGAGGTCTTGCTATATACTGATTATTATCTATAGCCACATTTTGTTGATTTGTCTGCTGTATATCATACTCTAATTTAGTCGAAACATCAATAAGGAATACAATACGGGATACCGGACACATTATATTAAATGTATTTTGTGTTGCTGTCATTGTAATCAATCCTGAATCAATATTATTTTTAGTATCATAACATGACATTTTACATAATGCATCTGGCGCTGGTCTTAATGGTTTAGTCAGATACGAATACGGACATCCAAATAAATCCGCACTTAGTAAATCTTGATACATAAAAACATTAGTTGTCTCTCCTGCTGTCTGGTCAAAATATGCTGCTTCTAATACTAATTTAAATCGCTTCAATGAAAAATCATATTCATAATAGGGATATTTTGCTTTATCTAATACTACTCCTAATAATACTAATGCATCACAAAAATTAATCCACATACGTTTTATATTATCATTGAATATCTTTATTAATTGCACTACATCATAAACACTATAATATAATAGATTGTTATAATCCACAAGATTTACATTAGCAACTGTAATATCTGGCGGCGTATATCCTATATATTGACTCTCATATATTACACTATCGGATAATACAAGCAATTGCACTCCTACATCTGTTTTATATTGAAATGTGATAACAAATGGGGATAAATCAGGATTAGTATTAGGATATTGCGCAACTGGAAATATATACATGGGGATGCTCTCTGTATGTATTTTAAATCTAGCAAGACTGATATAATACATTTCAGGATTATAAAGGATTGTATCATCTGAAGAGAATGTAAAACGGCTCAATTGATTCTGGCTATTCTCATCTGGGTCGCTATATATACCGGTTGTAAGACTATTATTAACAAAAATAGGGTCGTGTTCTGCTGACATTATAATATTGTATATATTATAATTATATTTTAAATTTTAATATTCAATAACAAATTCAATATATGGTGTTATATGTTTCATTGCATATCGTCGGCCTTTTGTTGGATTAACTAACCTAAACCTATAAAAGTTTTTAGTTATATCTAATTTAATAGGTTCGTATCCATGGGATATTATCCATTTGTAAGCATCTCTAATATTAACAACTTTATTGATTATAATTGATTGTATCATTCTTATATATACATATGTATTAGATATAATTTATGGTCTAGGCATAATTTGTTTAAGGTAATTAATCATATCTTGTTTAGCATCTTCTTTCTTTTGCTTATCATTCTGTTTAGGCGGTTTAGGTGATTTAACTGATGTTATCTCAGGTATCATAACTTTTTTATTCTTAGGTTCAAATTTTGGTTTATTATGTAATTTCCATGGTAATTGTTTATTTACTACTTTTTCCTTATTGCACATTATATGTTCTGCTTCTTTTGTATGTAATTCCTTAATATCATTATATTTAACTTCTTCAATTAATTCAACTTTAGCATTACCATATTTTATAATACTATATGAGCTTTTACCTTCTCCTTCTTTTAATTCAATCATATCATTTCGTTTTTTATAATCATATAAATGACCTTTGAAACGTTTGTTAATGCTATATATAGTTGAGCCTATATATATATTATCGGTTGATTCGCTTACAATTTTATATATATATCCTGTTTTAGTTTCTTGCTTATCTTTAACAAATGGATTGTTTATAATAATTGGTTTATCATCTATTGGTTTGCCATCAGCAATTAATTGGATACTATCTTTTATTTTATTAAACCTTGCTTTTTTCAATTCTTCTTTTAGTTTATTAGCTTCATCCAGTTTCCCTATTCTTTTGTAATATCCTATTTTATTATATACCTGTTTAGCCTCCATATTATATATTATATATATTACTATGTTTTTAAGCCGCCGTCCGCTTTACTTAATTTTTACTTATTTTTTACTTAATGAGGAGGCGCTAAAAGTGGAGGCTCCATTTTTTTGAGCTATAAATAAAAATATAAAAATATTATTTTGAAATTTATTTTTTCTATTTAGTTTATATAAATTCCCTCCACCGCCTCCACAATCATTGCCTTAATGGCATAATTAAGTAAAATGCTTCCTCTTTCCCTCCTCATTCTCCTCCACAAAATAAATTCCCTCCACAAGATACTCTTATGGCTTTTATACTCTTTCGGCTTTCATAGAATAAAACACCATTAAGGTATATGTTTATCTAAATCCTTATGGTTATCCATAAAGGCATATGTTTATCTAATCCATCTATAAATATCTATGAGTCAAATATAATATTTTCTTATCATTAGCTTCAGTATCATCATCAAATTTATAATAATTGAGTAAATCATTAAGATTCTTATGCTTATATGCATTCATGATAACAAAGCAACACCATCTACCACAAACGGCGCTTTTCTCATCTTGTAATACTCTCTTATTTATAGTTATCTTATCATTTGCTTGTTTCAATAGTTTCGTTAGATGGGGGTATGTTTCATCGTTTAACAGTTTAACATCATCATCTATACTATTTATAATCTGCTTATCCGTTCGGCCATAACTATCAAAATAAACAATAGTATCATTATGTTTATATACACATATAAAATGTCCGTTATCTGTTCCTTCAAGTATATACAATATAATACATGCATCATACGGATATAATAAGTCCCTTATACGGTTGTATTTTAATGTGTCCTCATACGTAATACATTTAATTTTATTGTCAAATATTTTATATATATCTCCTATTGATAATGCTTTATTCATAATATAATATATCTATCTATATTATTTTTCTATCAAGTAAAGATATTTATGAAAATCTATTTTATGCTCTTCAATGAATTTGAGACTATCTTTATTTACCATATCAGTTATAGTTTTATCAAAATTTTCAGTAATATCCTTTATTTCAATTATTTGTTCTTCTGTTAATTTTCCATCAATTAGATGATCTTGTATTTCATAACTAATATTATCAATTGTTTCAACAGCAATTTTATTTTTAATATTAAAAATCCGTTGTAATTCAAAATTTATATATTCGTAATGTTTCCATAGTGTATTATATGAATTTTGAGTAAAGTCCTTATGATAATTCTCTATTACATAATTTGCTATATTCATTAGTCCTTTACAGAAATTAAATATTGCATTATCACCTACTTGACAAAACTTATGTAATAAAACGGCCAAATCATACTCTTTCTTCTTACGGCATAATGCATATAATCGTTTTAATGCTTTAAAGTAATCCTTCTTAACATGCACACATCATTAAGTTTTCATAAACACTATAATCTGCTAATTTTAATGCTTTTTTATTATCTTCTTTAGACATCAAAACATTAGTGCATTCACTCATATATACTTCACCTCCATATAAATCTATCTTTGTTAATTCACTTTCATATATACCTTCATCTAATGTATATTTAGTGTATCCATCGGCTTCAAGTTGAAAACCTTGTAAAACTTCAATATATGTCCATCTACGAGTAATTAATTGATGCACTTCATATTTCAATTTTAGGTATTCTTCCATATTCGGTTTATCCATTATTTGCTCTATATTATCAAAGCCAAAGTGTCTCCATAGAAATCTTAATTCTTTAGGATTATATTTATTATCTGGTTTATCTTTTTTAAAATCATATGAACCAATATAATTTTTTAATTCTCTGTATTGTGTCAAACCACATTTAATATCCCCTATAAATTGATATGATAAAAAAGCTTTTGTGCCTGACAAATAGTCTGTATTTCTCATTATACTATTTATAATTTGTTGTAATGCCATTCCTTGTTGTTTTTTTTCAATTAGTTGATAAGCATCAATATCGCCTGCATATATATTACCAATGTAAGTGTTAGACCCAAATAGAAACCAATCTTTTTTATAAGTATCTTTTGAATTTTCACCTATTTTATATATTATCTCATTGATTAAATCATATTCTGATGGCGTATAATTACCTGGAAATTCTTTTTCTGTAAATAGTATTTTGAATTTCTTTTTATTTTCATTATGTTCTGCTTTTGAAACCAACATATAGATGTATAATATATTATTTATATAAAAAATAAAATAGATTTATTAATATATAGAATGGATAAAATTGATTTTAAGAAACTTACAGAGGATGAACTGCATAAAGAAGTATATGAGCTGCT